GGAGTCGTCACCACAGCTGGCGACGGGAAATTCATCTTGTCCGGGGTTTCGCCAACAGTCCCGCCCTGGCTGCTGTTGGCGTAGGACCTGACCGCATCGGCCCCATGGGCCGAATTCACTACGCGGATCGCCCCGAACGCCGCCTGAAAACTGCTCACCCGCATCAGATTGCTCAGCAGCAGCTTCGACCACGCCAGTTCATCCCGCACCGGCCAGTACAGCGTCAGGCCCCGCGGATCACTCGACAGCACATTCCGCCGGCGGCACTGCACGATCGTCCGCAGTCCCGGGCTGAAATTCTCCCATGCCGCCAGATTGAAGGCTCCCGGCGCTCGGTTGTACTGCAGATCCCCCAGCCAGACCCCGCTCTGGTCGCCTGTCCCGTCCACAAAATACGCCACCTGACGGTACAGCAGGTCATTCGTCCGCCGCACGCCCAGATTGTCATAGAACTGCCTGCCGTCTTCCGCTGACTGATACTCGCTGTTCGGATCCTCCTCCAGATCCTGCGGCTCCGCGAACCCCAGCCGGAGCATGCCGTCGTCCGAGTAGTACAACAGGTCGAATACCTCGCCGTGCCTGTCCAGTCTCAGGCTGACTTCGTTCTGCCGGGCGGCCCAGCCAACTTCCTTCGCCCAGTTGTTCAGCCACGTCTGCACACGCCGCACGCCGTCCGGAGCCGCCGGATCCTCGGCTGCCGGCTTCACCACATACTTGTGGCCACGGTCGACCGTGTAATACGCCCGATTTGTGGCCGCGTTGTCGCCCCAGGGGGTTCGCCACCGCTGATTTCCGATGTCGATCAGATCCCGGACAGTCTCAATGGTCGCGTTCTCGAACGGATCCTCACCGCCGTACACGTCCCGATCGTCCAGTTCGCCGGACGGGGAGCCGCCACCGGAGCATGCCCGGCACGTGCTGCTCAGTTCCTCCATGATCGACTGAGCCGCCCGCGTGGCCGAGATGGAAAACTGCTCCATCGTCGACCGCAGATCAAACACTGGCGGCGGATCGAATTCATCACGCTGCGGGAATCGAGATCTGTTCCGACGTGTAGCCATGAGGCGTCTCTCTGTACAAAACGGGCCGGGGACTGTCCGGCTCAGGATACCAGTTTTCCCCGTACCCTGAAAGATTTGCACTCAAAACGTGGATTTCTCCGGCATAGACTCGCCAGTGCCAGTGAATCGGGATCGCCTGCTGTGCAGGCCAGCTTTTCGTTTCGCAGACGTTTACCGACCACGATGGCGGAGTACAGGATGGGCAGGTTTTTGGCATGGTGGGGTGCGGGTGGTGTGGGTGGTGGTGAGTTTGTTGTTAAAAAAGTGTCGGACTTTTACTGAGTCGCCTCAGATACTGCACGGCAGGCGGAATGTATGTCTTCGGAAACATACTGAATGATGTTCCGTCGACTGTATCTGCACCAACATCAAACGCAAATCTCAGTCGCTGCAGTGTATTCACGCGGCCGATATGCACCAGTTTTCGTTGGAGTTTAGCCTCACGAATCAGAGGCTCTGATTCCCTGAGCTTGAAATTCGTTGTTCCGCCGACAAAAACAGCATCAATTTCATCCCATGGCACTTCGCCAGCTGTGCATCCATCCTGCAGCACAAACGACAACGGGAACGGAATCCTGCCGATCTCGTAACGCCAGTATGATGTCCAGTCGTCAAACAGCCGGCGGGTCGCTCGGTGGTCTGCCACGACGTCCGGCACTGCCACCCACATTGGCGGGCAATGCCTGTCCATGCTCCATGAGTCTATGCAAAGTCGCCAGAACTTGTCGTCATCAGGGGCACTGAACGCCGCGTTGTCTGCAGCCCATGGATACGGCAGCGTACACAACCTGTTTCCGGTCTGCGGTGTTGTCAGCACTCCCAGCCAGTCGGCATACATGCCACTGTCAGGCGACGATGCGATCTCTCGCAGTGTCGCAGTGGCTCCGCTGACAAGAATTCGCATGACTGACTTCACTTCCTCTGTTCATCGAACCACCGCTGCAACTGCACCGGCAGTTGCTGACACATATCCAGGCTGTCCGGGCCGTCGTCGTGCTGGCCTTTGCGGTTCTGGCCGTCGAACTGGCGCAGCTGGCTCAGCAGTAACGCCGTGCCCGGGTTCCGCAGAAACCGAAACTGCCGCTGCCGGATCGGGATGTCCAGCCGCCGGATCCGGATCTCCTTTTTCGTCATGTCTTTGATCGGCACCAGAAACCCGCCAGATCGCAAAAACTGACTCAGCCGGTACTGCGGGTTCTCCGCCGCAAATTTGTAGACCTGTTCCTGCATCAGTTCCTGAAACGCCGTCGCCTCAATACCCACCAGATCGCCCGACGTCACCGGGTGCCGCGAATCATCACAAAACGCGAACAAATCCTCGACAATCTGCCCGGGCGGGCGGCGCTGCATGTCGCAGTCCACGTATTTCAGGCCGCCCTTTGATGGCGACATCTGCATCAGGCAGGTAATCGCCGAGTAGTCGCCCTCCTTCGTCGATCGACCCTTCGACGGGTCCACCGCGAACATCCGCACCGCGTCCCCCTGATGGGCAAGTGTCGGCCACTGATCGTCATCGACCACCACGTCATAAAAGCACTCGCGTGGCCATTCCGTGTCCGTCCGACTGCTCGCGAACCAGCAGCCCTCAAGGAACCGCTCGCGTTCCTGCTCCGACAACTGCATCAGTCGCTGCTTGTACTGCGGGTCGCTCCGCATCAGGAACTCATTGTCCTGCAGCCGCGACGGAATGAACGTGAAGCTGTTGCTGATCGTCTGGCCGGTCTCCGGATCCACCTGCGGACGGTCGAACCACTCGAACCGGTCGTCAATCACCCGGAAATGCCGAATTGTCCCCGATTTTGTCGGATCCGGGTACCCGGAACTGTCCAGATACCAATGCACCACTGGAAACAGCCACGAATCATGGTCCGGATTGCTGCTCATGCGGAGCGTCGGCCGGATCCCGCACGCCGATCGGCACCGCCCCCACAGAAACAGCACATTTTTCTGGCTGAACTGATTCGCTTCGTCGATGCACAACTGATCGAACTGGGCCCCAAGGTATCCCTCGATCTTTTTCTCGTTTTCCAGCGTCAGCAGGCTGATTTTCGCCCCCGACGGGAACAAATGCTCGCTCCGAGTGTGGTTAAACTGAGCCCCGCACTGCCCAAAAAGCTCCTTCGTCGTGTCCAGCAGGCCGCGGGGCTGGCTCAACTGCGGATACGTCCGCCTGAACATCGCCCCGCGATACCTCGGCTGTGCATACGGTCCCTGGACGTGACGCAACATGTCCAGCATCAGGCCGTAAGACTTCCCCCCGCCGGCTGCGCCTCCAAAGAGAACCCAGTCGGCAGGGTTGGTCAGTAGCTGATACTGCTTATCGCTTACCTGGAGCATTTGCAGATCCGGTATGCAGTTCAAGAGTCATCAATTCAACAAGCCGCTTGTAGAACGGCCAGCTGCACGGCGTCTTGCGGTTGCCGATCTGGCAAAGATGCGTCGGTGAAACGTCCATCCGCCTTGCCATTTCCCGCAGTGTCATCCGCGTTCTCACTGCATCAATCACAGCCTGAGCCATAAACGGCAGTTCGAGGTTAATCTCGTTGACTGCGTCAGTGATGTTGTCAATCTCACGGACAAGAGAACGGTGGGCCGCCAGCGCGCCCCGCGACATTTCCGGATGCTGCTGCAGTGAATGCAGACTGCATTTTCCGCTTTTGCACTGTTTTTTGGAAGATTTTTTCGCCATGGCTGGATCAGGACTGCCTTTCTTCAGTTGTGTCGATGGTGGTGGTTGTGGTGTCGGTGGTGTCGGTGGTTGTGGCGGTTGTGGTTGTGTGGGTGTCGGCTGTCTCAATGATCGCCTCCAGTTCGGCCGTCCCCTGAATCGTGTTGCAGTAAGAGTACAGCAGTGTCGCGTAACCCGCCAGATCGCCGATCGTGTCCAGAACTGTCTCTGACTCCACCTGCTTCCGGGTGCCCGACAGCAAATTCGCCAGACGGGCGATCTTGTCACTCGCCCTGCAGCACATTGCCACAATCGGCGACACCTTCGGTAACAGGATCGGCGGCGTGAACGCCGAGCCGCTGTAGTCCATGTTTTTTCTGACCAGCTGCGACAGGATCATCAGCCCGGAGATGATGATCTGCTGCTGCTGCTGATTGTCGGGGGTGGCCAGTTTGGAGACGATCAGGGACAGGTTTGGGTGCGAAATCTGTTCAATTGTCAGAGTGTTGGATGCGACGACACGCTCCATTCCGGTGGCCTTGTCCTGCCATTCATCCCGGTCAACCACCATGTCGTTGTACCGCTGCTGAAGGTCGGCCAGTCGGTTGGTTACTGTCGCCTCGATGTTGGTCCGCTGGTAATCAATCATTTTGGCCTGAGTCATGATGGTGTCCGCCATCGTGTCGGCCTGCAACTTGACGGCGGCGAGATTTGTCTGAAGGTCAGCGATCTGGTGAGTCATTTCCTGAATCACCCGATGCTTCTGCTGCAAGGTTTCACTCAGTGACACGATCTGATCTGTGTCCAGAGGGCGGAGGAACTCCGTCAGATCTGCATCCGAGATGTACAGTCCTGCGGGTGAGGCGTTGAAATTGCAGTAGCCGCCGTCCGTCCAGTAGATGACGTCGCCAGCAGGCGTCATGCCGCAGAATTTGAACGGATGGCCCGGAGCCGGAGGATCTGGCTTCCACTCGAATACCTGGATTTCCTCGCCGTCACGCATCTTCCACCAGCCGGGCTTGACGGTGATCGGGGATGATGGGGTGTCTGACGGGGTGTCGGTGGTGTCGGTGATCGGGGTCTGGTCGTCGGTCATTGTCATGGTCCTTTGAAATGGTTGTGAAATGGTGCCTGAATGGTCTAGCCGTGTTTTCTGGTCTTTTTACTGCCTCGCGGTGACAACACCACCCGGCGGTTATGAGAGTTAAAGAACACCTGATGGTCCGAACTGGCGACGGAATTTCCGGCCGGGTGCGACGGATCCCGGCGGCTCGCCGCACGCACCTGCTCCGCATGGATCTGATCCCAGTCCACACAATACTCAGCATCCGTCATTGCCATCCCGTCCAGATTCTCCGAATGCGTGATCCACCGCCGCTGGATGCAGATCTGAGTGAATTCCTCCAGATTGGCCGCCAATCTCCGGCCCGTCGGGCTGCGGATCGCGTGCTTCTCCTTCGCTGATTCGGTCTTTATGCGAACCCCGCCAAACGGCGTCGAACTGAGACCGTAGCGGGCCACAATCTCCTTCGCCAGATGAATCACATCGTCCACGTAAATGTTAATCCTTCGTCGCATTGTTGCCTCTCTGTTAAATGTTTGCAAAACGGTTGCAAGTTTAGCGATGAGGGTAGAAGAATTGTAGTATTTTTGGTTTGATTTTTTTGGAAAAATGAGGGGTGGGGTTAATCTTGAACAATGTGCCGTAGGTTTCC